GGAGCCTGCTATCTTTGCAATTCGAGCAAACGGCAAGCTCCTCGTTAACTCATCCATCCCAGGCGGACGCAACACAGACATCACCAAGACCGTTGCTTATAACACCAAGCTGACGGTTGCATCTACGCAAGACCTAGATGATATGAGCGGTACTGTCTTTATGACAGACGGTCAGACAAATGCTGATGGTACGTTTGTGCCTGCGTCTTACACGCCACAGACCAGCACGATTGCGAGTGTTGGTGTAGAACTTGCTTGGAACCAGAGTAAGGTGTGGAGTTCTTTCCTTACTGCTGAAAAAAAAGGTGTTAGTGGTGTAACTAATGCAACTAATGCCTTTAACGGTGTCCTTACTAATGGCGCAAAAACCAATGGTAATACAACTACCAATGGCGGGCTTGTTTGGGAGCCAACAAATGGTTATCAAGTTTTAAATACAATCAGAGTTTATGGTGGGGATGGTAGAGATACATTTTATGTTGATTTTGGTGATGGATATTCAGCCGGTGTTGTGTCCACACCTAATGCTTGGGTGACAATTTACACTGGATCTGGCACGTTAGTTAGGTTGAAAAACGAAGACCCGAATGGTGGCGGTTTTTCTGAAATATATGCTATTGAGATTGATGGCAAGCTCCTTGTAGACCAAGGCATCACTGGCGACCCTGGTGCAGGCTCTCTCCTCACCTTCGACACCCCCAACCCCGACCTTAAATACTTCAGCCCTGGCGATAATGTTGGTACGTCTAGTGGCTTTGCACCGGTCATCTACACAGGTAACGGCGGTACACAGTCAATCACTGGTGTTGGGTTTAGTCCTGATTTGGTGTGGATTAAACATAGAACCGATAGCAATTACTGGCACGACCTTTTTGATACGGTAAGAGGTCCTCAAAAGTCGTTAACACCTAACAACACTGGGAGTGAGCGACAAAATGCAACTTGGTTAACATCTTTTGATGCAGATGGATTTACTTTGTCATCAGGAGCAGATGTTAACGGTAGTTCATCTAGCTACATAGCCTGGTGCTGGGATGCTGGCGACACAACCGTAACTAATAACGACGGCTCTATTGAATCGCAAGTTAGGTCTAACGGTAACTTCAGTGTTATTACTGCTGATGGACTCACTCAATACACAAATGCCGAGATAGGACACGGTTTATCTAAAGAACCTGACTTTGTAATTGCCAAAAATAGGGCTCAAAGTAGTCAATGGGATATTTACCACAAAGATGTGGGTACTGGCAAAATATTTAGATTTACGTCTGCTGGTGCTTCAAATGCTACCCAAGGTGTTGATAGCTTTTATTCAATTGCCCCGACTAGCTCTATCATTAACTTCACACCTAATGGCGCAACTAGTAATTATGTCTTCTACGCCTGGGCGGAGACGCCTGGTGTATCTAGCTTCGGTGAATACACTGGTAATACCAGTAACAAGCAAATTGAGTGTGGTTTTAAGCCTGCATTCGTAATGATAAAAGCAACAAACCTTGCAAGAAGTTGGCAGATCATTGATTCCTCAAGAGGTGGTAGTCAATCTCTTTCGCCGGATACTGTTGATCAAGAAGCTACTAACAGTCCGGCATGGATTGAATTTCAGGAAACTGGATTTATTATTAAACCTACTAACAACAATATCAATGGTCCTTATAACTACATCTACGCAGCCTTCGCAGGCTCCAACCCTATCGAAGTGGTTGATGTTGATGTAGCCAACAACACGATGACTGTTGATGGTGGTGACTGGTTTGTACCTGGCAGTTGGAATCAGAGTCAGGAGTGGAGTGATGGGACAACTACAGGAGTACGTAGTGATAGCTCCATTGATAATTTATTTGATGGCAATCCAACTACTTTTGTAGTCGCTGAAACTGTTGCAGGTGCCAACTGGACACATACGGCGTCAACAAACATTACAGCCAATTCTTCAATTGAATTTGTTGCGACAAGTGATATTGGCACTTATTTTGTTGGATCAGATGACAACTTTGTTGGAGCAACTTCTCAGGGCTCTAATGTATGGAGTTTTCCTAATCTCACTTATCCGTTTACTTTTAATCAATTAAGGGGTGTACGCACTGTTGATACTAACGATGGGTCTGGTGTGTACCAAGTCATTGTTGACGGCAAGCCCCTCGTCGATGCATCCGTCACCCCAACTGGCGAAACCAAAGTCACTGGTACTCCACTAATCGCATCAGCCAATGATGTCGAATACTTAGACGGCAACACCTTGGGTGTTAACGGTGTATCTGGTACGTGGTTAGCTGGTCTTCATGCACAAGGTGCTGAGGTTACAGCTTCTGCGCCTAGCCCTGAATCAATCCAGTACACATCAGCTAACGGTGATCCATTAACAACACCATTCACTGGCACTGATGCAACGTTGACCACACGGACCTGGACGTGGGAAGTATCAAATGCAGTGACTGGACCCTGGTCAGACTTTGCCGTCAGGGTTGATGTACCAGGGCAAGACGGTGCCGTACCGCTTGCTGATAGGCCAACACTGGAACCCAACAAGTTCTACCAAGTGAAGGTTCGATATGACAGCAACAATGCTGAGTATGTCGAATCAACATTCAACACCTTCAAAACAGGAGACAACTAATGATGTATTACAACAACACCACTGGTCGGATCATTGAATCTGACGAGATGGTTCGGATGTATGGAACAGACAAGGCCATTCCTGAGCTAGGCATTTATGAGCTGACCTATCAGCCAGACTTTGTTCCGTTTGCTTTTAACCCCGTCAACAACGGAACTTACTTTCCTGTCCAGTCCAATGCACGAGTTGAGATTCAAAGGTTGGTAAAAGCTGGATACACAGAAGCAGAAGCGGAGGAGTTGCTTGGCTGAGTTCCGCGGAAAAAGAGCTGCTTTTTATTTGTTGACGGGGATCATCTCTGTTGAGCTTGCAATTCTGTCGGGCTCAACAGCAGCTTGTTTCGTGATGCGTGTTGATAAGTGCGACGGGAAGCAGATCAGCCAAGCGTTGAATGGAATGGTGGCATCAGCTTTTGCGTTGTATGCCGCTGAAAAGTAGGCACCAAAAAACCCCCTAGGAGAAGTGAGAACCTAAGGGGTTTTAAGGGGTCTCGCTTAAGACACTGAAACTGTAGAACCTAGGCAAGTATTGCGCAAGGCTGAGGTGGCTCATCTCTCAGCTTGCTGAGGATCAACACATCATCCTCTCGTTCAATCTTCACGTACTCACCAGGCTGAACGTCGAGCATGGTGGCGTAACAGCTACTGAGTGGGATGACGCCACGGCTGCTGGCCTTTACTTGGAAGTTAGGTTGACGGCTGCTTTGGCTTTGGGAGAGGGTTTCGCCAATGGTGATGCCTTGAGCTGCGGACAGTGCCGTGAAGAACTCAGTCTTCTTGAGACCAGGGCGACCGTTGCGCATTGCTGAGTACCCAGCGCCTTCGATCATGGTTGCCATATCCAGCCCTGAGTTCTCCTGGACGTAGGCCAGCAGGGCTTCACCTGTAAGTTTTGCGGACATTGATACTGTTGAAAGATGTCAACAGTATAGTCAACGGAAAGCGAGGTTTCCAGAGCTGTCTGTATAGCTCTGACTCATTGCACCTTTGACACCTGCCATAAATGCGTTGCCCATAATTGCCCCCGTCCCTGGTACTGCTTGCTTCGTTGGAGCGCTGTATTTTGGCTTCAACCCAGCAATAGGCTCCAGGGGATCGAAGATGATCGCCTCGCGGTACGGAGTGGATGCCCCTTCAATTGTGTTGAGCGTGTTTTGTAGCAACGCTCTTTGCTCTCGTTTGCCTGTAGCAGCAGCCAGTTCAAAGCTTGGAATCGTCAAGCTGCTGAACTTGTTCAACGAGTCATTTGTATTGAGGTTGAACACCGCCTGCCTGGATGACATTTGACGGCCAATGCCAAGCTGCTGAAGCATGAGCGCTTGGTTGTTGATGGCGTTCTCGTTGCTGGTGTATTTGATGCGATCTGCTTCACCACTCATTTGAGTTGCGATCTGGGCGAACTCAGCAGAAACGGCACCATTCATCTTTTGATTAAAGCTAGAAAGGTTTCGTCTCCTGTCTTGTTGGACTTGCTGCATCTCGCCGTAAGTGCGGCCAAATTGCTGCATTGCTTGAACAGCAATACGCTTGGAATTATTGCTGCCACCTTGCCTGCCAGTTGCCCTGGCCCTGGCTTCAGCGCCTGAAGCAATAGCAGTGATGTATTCAGCATCTCGTCTCAACGTATCCATACTTTCACCAATCAAGATCTGTTCTTGTATTGATTGCCCCTCAGCATTTGTTTCGGCCATCAACCGATCAGCTTGATTAGCCCTTGCATTGATGCTGTTGAGATACCCAGCAGTGGTTTGCATTGACCGACTGTTGGCTAACGCTGCATCCATCGCAAGCTGTTGTGAGTTCTCATTTAGCCTGCTGATGTCGCTGTTGGCGGAGATCATCTGACCGCCAAGGTCTGTTGCTAATTCTTGAGAAACCTGTTGTGCTCTTAAACCCTCTTCAACAATGTACGTTTGTTGGATTGCTTCGCTATTAAGTTGCAGATTCTGAACTGCAGCTTCAATGATTAAGCCTTGACGCTTGTTGTAATCAGCTTCTCTGACTCGTTCCTGATAACGCTGCGCTGCCGTTGAAGCGACTTGCCAAGAATAATCAGAAACATTTTTTAGATAGTCAAGCTCCCATACTTTCAAATCATTTTTGTGTTGTTGCTTGGCTGCCTTTTCTCTTGCTTTATTAGCGGCCCGAGCAGCATCCGCTTCAGCGTTGCCGCCCATAACACTGCCAATAATGTTGATACCAGCGCTTGCTGCTGCCATCCAAGGAAATGCCATAACTATCCAACTGCTTTGTCTGGGTCACTGTAAACCCCTCGCCATGATGCGCTAGTGACAGTTAATGGCAGCCATGAATCAGACTCAACAACAACAGAGCACTGATCGTTCTTGCTGCAAACAGGAACTTCAAAAGCACCGCTAGCAAGTGCAACGTTTGACTTGTCCAGAGTGTTGTTAAACACGTCAAGTGTTCGTGCCCTGTAATGGTGAACACTGTCAGGGATGCGATTAAGTCTCTTGATCCGTACGTTGTATTCCCCGGTATCAACGTGGTTGATAATCCATCTCAATACTTGAGTGCGGCCTGCAAGTTGGCCAACCCTCTTGGTGCCACTCTCATTCGCGTCAGCAACAAACGCTTTATTGAATTCATACTTGAACTCATACGGCTCACCAAAGGCCACTGGGTAGCTAGTCCAGTCACCTTTCTCCGTGCAAACCAAGGTCTTCGTGCTGGTCTCCCCAAGCTTTAAGCCTTGATAGTCATTACTGATAAAGCGAACGATCGCTAGCGCTTTCTCTGCCGGGACATACGGCAACGTGAATGTCGTCAGGTTTGATGTTGCGTCATAGCTTGCCGTCACAACTGCTGATGAGACACCGCCTGGGATAGGTGGATACTGCAGCAGCCGATCCAGATGGATCTGGGGTTCTGTTGGCAGCTCCAACTCATCGTTCAATTGGATGTTGAAATAAGTCCCGCCTTCGTCAGTCATCAACATGAACAGTTGATTGTCCTGGAATCTCACCCATTGGATCTCTTGCGCAAAACTCCATTTGCTCCAGCTCTGCTGAACTTTCTGCCCTCCACCTTCTGCTGTTGTCCATAGATATTTGTAGACATACAGATCTCGCTTATCTACTGGCGACACAGCGACTGCAACGTCAATAGCTTCCCCAATGTCCCAGTGTGTAATCAACCCTTCAATGTACTTAGGCAGATAATTTGTTATATCCTGGTTGCTACCAAGATTTAAACCCATCTGGTTATTAGTCCTTACATTGTTGAATTTAAATTCACGGAAATGTGTGTAGCCAAAATAATTAGTAGCAAACAAAACCTGTGAGCCACTGAGCTTTGGCCTGACGTTGCTGTTCATCTCCAGGTTGCTCAGCCTGAAAATAGATCCAGTCTGCGGTGTCAACACGTCAGCATCTGCTGCGCGAATCTGAAACTGTGTCGTTTGTGAAAACGCAAGGATGCTGTCTTCAACAGCAATCATCCATTCCAGTGGTGAGCTTCTTTCGCTAGTGCCACGCAGCCCAAAGGGATCAGTGTCTAAGACTGATAACGATGTGTCGTTGAAGAAATTAAAGATGTCATCCGTCTCGCTGAGTTGGATCGTTTCATCTGCAATAACAACGTATCGACTGCGAAATAAAACATGATCACGAATCTTGCGACCAATAAATTCAGGGTTGGGTGCTGTGTTCTCATCCCCGGCTGAGCGTGCTCCCCATGAGGGGAACGTGAATTCATAATTCTTGCCATCAACAACCTGAGTTTGCTTTGTCCCATCTGCAGGACCAACAAAGAAAATATTCTCAGCTTCCCGATAGATCACGAGAGGCATCGTGTCCGGGTCTAGCTCAAATGGAATGCCAGGTTTTACGGTCTCTTGCCATGCACCTTCTCCAATTGGATCGCCTGAAAACGTAGTGAATTTCAACCAACGATTATCAATCGTGGTGGATGGATCGCTTTCAACCTCAACGATGTATCCGTTTGGCGCAATGATTGGCAAGCTCGCCAAGGTCTGCACAGTGTCTGTAAAAGCGTTGGCTAGCTCACCACTGCGACCATCATCAATCGTCAGCTTGAATGCTGTCCCGTCATCCTTCGTGACAGACACCACGTACTGATCACTAACTGCTGTATATCCAGTAGTTGCAGTGATCTGAGTGGCAAGCGAAGTCGCAACAAGTGAAGTGCTAATCGTGTTGTCGTCATCACCCGCGGATGGCGTGGTGTACGTAGCCACCTGCACGTCATCAATGAAAGCCGTATAGGTGATCTGATAAGCAACAGCACGAATAAAGATCAGGCCCTTGCCTTGTGTTGCCTCGGCCCCTGTTCCTGTTACAGCTTTGAATGCTGTTGTCTTATTTCTGTTGAGCAGCAGCCCAATAGGTCCGCTATTGATCAGGACATAGTCCTTATAGAAAGCACCAGGATCGTTATAGAGATACGACTCCTTTGTGCATGTGATCTGATTACCGTTGCCGCTCATCCCAAGTCCATGGACCTGAACTGTTGGCGTCTCGTTTAAACGGCGAACCTCAAGGATCGTTTGATCTGTTGCGCCTGGACGGGTGAGGATTGAATACTGCTCACCTTGTTGGATGTCCAACAGCTCCAGATAAAAATCAGTAGCTGGTGTTTCCAATACCTTTGCTTGGAACCGCGCTGCGTTCCGCTTAGTCAGTCCTTCAATAGGACTAGACCATCCGTTGACTTGTTCCGCACCAGTGCCTGGAGGGCGAAGGTGTGGAGGTTGTTGAGACACACCCTGGATAAGCGTGTCTAGGTCACGACGGATTGGGGAAGACGTGTTCTTAGGCGTCTTCCCTTTACGGAACGATGATTTAGCGCGGGCCATTTAGTAATACCGATAACGGTTGCCACCTGCTGGGATGTATCCAATGCCCTGGCCCATGCCTCGGTCATTGCCCCAGAGCAAGTTGTTGTTCAAAGTGTTCTCTTCAGCGCGGATCAACATGGTCCGAGCCTGGTCTTCATCACCAACGGTGTAGGTGAAGACGATCGAGCTGGTTACATACCGATCAGAGAAGATGCGGGCTGCGCGAATGGTGATGTATTGCTGCGCAGCATGTGGCAGCTCATCCCATTCCAAAGCAGAAACAACTTGCGCTGCTCTGATTTGTGCATTGCCGTTGATGGCACCGATGCTGTACGTGTGGTTGTTGCGGTCATAGATCCGCTTTCCACGCAACACGTACTGAGTGTCGGGGTAGGTGTTGGGGGAGAAGTCCAAAACCAACACGTTCCCTGGCACCACATAAGTACCGGCTGCAGTTGGACTGAAGTCCACTTGCTCGTCAGTGTTCCAACTCCACGCTTCTGATTGAACGTCACGCGATACCTCTTTCAAGGTGCGCTGAGCCAAAGCGGAGTCGGTGATCTCATTGACACTTTCAGAGAGGCTGGAAATACCGGCCTCTCCAATCGTGGCAAGAATCGTGTTGACCGATTCCAGCTCTGTCATTTAGCTGCCTTGGTTGCAGGAGCAGAAACCTTCACATCGCCGCCTGTGCCAACGGTGCTTCCAGGTACGAAGGTGTCAACGAGGTTTGTTGCTTGCACGTAGAAATCAACAAGTGAATCCTCGTCAAGAAGTTGATCGTCCTGCCAAGTGAAGGGGGCAATGGTGCCGTCAACCTTGATAGTTGTTGCCATGAAAAAAGGAGGCATTGCTGCCTCCTAAGTTAGTCCCCTATTCACCGGCTGAGCCAGCTACTTAAGACTACAGCGAGTTGGTAATTTCAACACAGCACTCAGGACGCAGACAACCAACACCGAGAGCAAACTTAGCTGTCATCAGTGTTGCATTGTACATGATATCGTAATCATTGCCTGTCATGCCCATGCTGAGATCACGCAACTTGACAACACCTACTGCACCCTTTTGGAATGCAAGCATTTTAGTGTTTGTCATGTCGGCAGTTGATTTAACAACACTGCCATTGCTGACATAGCCTTGCTCGCCTGTCATAGCAGTGACATTGCCTTGGGCAATATCGTTGCTTGAGTAGATAGAGAAGCCAGCCAACCTTGCGATCTGACCTTCCTTGTAGGAACCGTTAGTTCCCTGTTGGTTGAAGTCATAGTTCACAGCGCGTGAACTTTGAATCAACGTATAGAAGGATTCAGGAGTACAAACAAGAACGCGACCGTCCTTGCTGACGTCCTTCATGTCCAATGCTTCAGCAGCAGCAAAGACGCTGGCTACTAAATCATCAGCAGTTGGGGTTGCCTTGTTGATGTCAACAACCGTTCCGGTCCGGTAAGGATCGTCAGGGCTGAGACCTGCTGGTAAATCAGCAGTGAGGTCAGATGTTGAAGTACGGGCACCAATTGCAAGGGTCCGTGCAAGACGTTTATCGTGGGTCCGGGCTAAAGCCTGCCCCAATTCTGTTGAGTAGATCGAGCGAATATCGTAGTGGGATTTAGCTTCCTGTAATGAATACAGTGACGCGTCTGCCACTAAGTAATCGTCGATCCGAACGACAACCTCGTTCTGAGCCATGTCGCCCTGACCCACAAGCATTTCGCCTGGAGTTGCATACTTAGCCGTGAAGCGGCCAGTAACAGGGAACTGTGCAGATCGTCCATTTTGAATGGTACGAGTCTGGACAAGATCCTCGAATATGCAGGCTCGTTTGAAGCTAGTTAGCACCTCGCCTGAAAAAACCTTCAAGAAAAGTGCGTTGTCCTTACTCCAATCGCCGCCGTCGCCATTAATGACACCGGGATTGGAAAGATTTAGTGATGGAGCAGCCATGAGTGGCAATGTTGAGAGTGTGTGCAGTGATCAACTGGTGCATCACGCAATCCCCACATCTGTCAACAGGGTACGCAATGCGGCCTAGGGACAGACTCAGTGGTTGTTGAATCTGTCCCCATTATTACAACGTTTAGCGCCTAATTAAAACGCTTGTTGAAAACATCACTGACAGCAATGCGTTGCTCTACTTCTTTGACATAGGCAGGGTCACTTCCATAG